AAGAAGCTAAATCATATTATTTGTATAATCCTGCAGGTAGTCAATTAAATAATACTTCTACTGGTATGAAGTTAACAGAAGATTCTGTATCATATTGTCCTTCTGGACTTATTGACATGCACAAGGGTACTGTTTTATCATATCTAAATAAAGCAATCAAACCTGTTAATCAATTAAGAATGATAGAAGATGCTGTTGTGATATATCGTATTTCAAGAGCACCTGAAAGAAGAATATTTTACATTGATGTTGGTAACTTACCAAAAATAAAAGCAGAACAATATTTAAGAGATGTTATGAATCGCTATCGTAACAAACTAGTATATGATGCATCTACTGGTGAGATTCGTGACGATAGAAATCAAATGAGTATGTTAGAAGATTTCTGGTTACCAAGAAGAGAAGGTGGTAGAGGTACAGAGATTACTACATTACCAGGTGGACAGAATCTTGGTGAGATTGACGATATAACATATTTTCAAAGAAAACTATATCGTTCACTTAATGTACCTATTTCTAGATTAGAAGCAGAATCACAATTTTCATTAGGTCGTTCTACTGAAATTACTAGAGATGAACTTAAATTTACAAAGTTTGTTGCTAGATTGAGAAAAAAGTTTTCTGTATTGTTTACAGATATGCTAAAAACACAATTAGTGTTAAAAGGTGTGATAGCAGATGAAGAATGGAAAGATATGAAAGAACATATTCAATATGACTTTCTACAAGATAATAACTTTACTGAACTTAAAAATGCAGAGTTAATGAGAGAAAGACTTGAAATGTTAGGACAAGTTGAAAGTTATGTAGGTACATATTTCTCTAAAGAGTGGGTTAAGAAAAATGTTCTTAAATTTACTGATGAAGAAATAGAATCTATGGAAACTGAAATTGACCAAGAAGGTGGTGGTGAAGATGACAACGACCTTATGGACCATAAATTAGGAGAAGATAATGAGTCAAGAAAAAATAAATAGTTTAATTGATAATATCACTAAAGGTGATAATTTAAGTGCTGAAGCTGATTTTAAAAGTGTAATGTCAGATAAAGTTGGTGATTCTTTAGAGAATGAAAGAAAAATTATTTCTAAAGATATGGTTACACAACATATATCTGATACAGAGGCAAACGATGAAGAGGTTTGATAATTTATATTCAACTTTAATCGAGAAAGATGAACATAAGAAATCAAAAGAATATAAAAGGTTAACACCTAAAATGAAGAATGCTATTGATTACATTTTCAATATTATGGACTCCAAGCCTTCAGATTTTATAAATAGTTTTGAGAAAACAATAGAATTAGCCTCAAAAAAATTCAAAGTTCAAAAAAATGATGTAATGAAATATTTTGAGCGAGAGATGTTAACGATAGGAAAGTAATATGGCTTACACAGTAAGAAATCTAAAAGATACAGACTTTGAAACGGTCGTTCATGTTACAATCACAGGAACAAATGGAACTGCAACTGAAATTGTAGATGCATCTGGACTTGCTGGTGCATCAACTGACCCTAGACTTTCAATAGTATCTTGTACTTGGAGTGTAAGTTCAACATTAGAAGTAGAATTTCATGCTACATCAAATGTAACAGCACTTACATTAAATGGTAATGGTAATTTTAATATTGGTAGTCAACAATTACCACCAATTACTAATAATGCTGGAAGTGGTGTATCTGGTGATATACATTTAGAAAACGATGCTGCTTGTGTTGGATTTATTATTTTAAAATTAAGAAAAGTTTCAGGTTATAATAATATAACATAAGGAAGAATTATGAAACTCATATCTGAATCATTAGAAAATGTAAAATTTTTAAAAGAAGAAGACGATAACGGTAAAAAGAACTACAAGATTAAAGGTGTCTTTATGCAAGGTGGTATCAAGAACCGTAATGGTAGAGTTTATCCTGTTGAAGTTTTACAAAAAGAAATCCAAAGATATAATGAGAAGTTCGTTGATGAAAATAGAGCATATGGCGAACTAGGACACCCAGAAGGACCAACTGTTAATCTAGATAGAGTATCACACATGGTTACTTCTTTAAAACAAGATGGTAAAGACTTTATAGGTGAAGCCAAAATTATGGACACACCTATGGGTAAAATAGTTAAAAATATTATGGATGAAGGTGGTAAACTTGGTGTATCATCTAGAGGTATGGGTAGTCTAGAACAAAAAAATGGTGCCAATTATGTAAAACCAGATTTTATGTTGGCAGCTGCGGCAGATATAGTCGCTGACCCATCTGCACCAAATGCCTTTGTTCAAGGTATTATGGAAGGTAAAGAGTGGATTTGGGATAACGGACTTCTAAAAGAAGTTGAACTTCAAGAGATAGTAAACGATATCGAAACTGGTGTGCGTAAAAAAATACCAGGAATTCAATCTTTAGCGTTTGCAAAGTTTCTTAAAAAGTTATAAAACTATAAATAAATATATGAATAATAAGGAGAAAGCCAATGGCCGATTTAGACCAAACTATTGAGGAGTTGGAAAAGGAAGTAACGGCAGAATTAGAAGAAGCAGCTCATGATGCTCCTACTAAAGGTTCTGGTAAATCAGACCCTATGCCAAAAATGAAAAACGGCGAAAAGCCGGAAGAAATTCCTGGTCCTACACCTGAAAAAGATGCAAACATGGCTGGTGAGCCTGATGCAACTAAAAAAGTCAAGAAAGATTCAAGTGCTCCTACTAAAGGCGCAGTTGCTCCAGAGAAAGCCGACAAGGTAAAAGCTGAAGGTTACTCTGATGACGAAATCAGAAAATTATGCCATTCTAAAGACCACGATTGTGCTACTGTCGTAGAACACCCAGTTTTTGGAAAAGGTAAACCAATTTTAAAATCACATGCTATTCCTGATGATAACGGATTTGTTGAGTGGTACGATGTACAATTCAAACACGGTATCGAAAGAAAAGTTATGGCTGAAAATATGAAAATTCTAAACATGGGTCACCATGGTAAAGAAGAAGACATGGAAATGCAACCTGAAAAAATGAAAAAAGACGAACTCGTTACTGCTATGAAAGACATGACAGATGACAAACATACAAAAAAAGAGTTAGTCGCCATGTATAATGGTATGAAAGATGCTATGAAAAAAGAAGTGGCTCATGATGATGAAAAAGAAGATGAAGAAGAAGTAGATGAAAAGGTTAAAAAAGAATACTATAAAGTTGATGTCAAAAAAGATGTTGACGCTTTAGTAGAAGGTGAAAACTTTTCTGAAGACTTTAAAGCAAAAGCTTCTACAATTTTTGAAGCTGCAGTATCATCAAAAATCAAACAGATTGAAGATACTCTTCAAGAAGACCATGAAAAATCACTTCAGGAAGCAAAAGAAGATATGGTTGACAAAGTTGACTCTTATCTAAACTATGTAACTGAAGAGTGGAAAAAAGAAAATCAACTTGCGATTGAAAGAGGTCTAAAAGGCGAAATTGCTGAAGACTTTATCACAGGTTTAAAAACTCTTTTTGAAGACCATTACATTGATGTTCCTGATGAAAAATACGATATTCTTGAAGCACAATCTTTAGAGATTGATGAATTAAAGAAAAAAGTTAACGACCTAATGGAAAATACTAAAACTAAATCCAATAGAATCGGTGAACTAGTCAGAGAATCTATGATTACTGAAGTATCAAAAGGTTTAGCTGAAACAGAAAAAGAAAAATTTAAATCTTTAACTGAAGATGTTGAATTCGCTGATGAAGCTTCTTTCAAAGATAAACTAGCTACATTAAAAAATTCTTACTTCCCTACTGAAGAGAAGAAAGAACAGGTTTTGTCTGAAGAAACAAATACAGAAAATGAAATTGATTCTTCTGATGCAATGGCGGCATACACGGCTGCGATTCAAAAAACCCATAAAAGGGCAGTAAATAAGTAAATTATATAAATAAAAGTAGATATAAGGAGAAACAAAATGTTTCAAACACAACATTTACAAGAAAAGTGGCAGCCCGTATTAGACCATCCTGATTTACCAAAAATCAACGATGCGTATAAGAGAGCCGTAACCACTGTTATATTAGAGAACCAAGAAAAGGCACTTCGAGAAGATGCTTCTTTCTTGTCAGAAGGTGCTCCAGTAAACGCTACAGCTGCGGGTGCAAACCCAATGGCTAACTGGGACCCAATCTTAATTTCATTAGTTAGAAGAGCTATGCCAAACTTGATTGCATATGACATTTGTGGTGTGCAACCAATGACTGGCCCAACTGGTTTAATCTTCGCAATGCGTTCAAGATTCGATGACCAGTCTGGTGCTGAAGCATTAGTAGATGAAGCTGATGCAGAACATTCTGCTGACAACGCATCATCTGGACTAACATCTGCACAACAAGGTACTAACCCAAGTGTGTTGAATGATTCACCAGAAGGTACTTATACTTTTTCACAAGGTATGACTGCTGCACAGGCTGAAGCATTAGGTGATAGTTCTCAAAACAATTTCGCTCAAATGGCTTTCTCAATCGAGAAATCAACTGTTACTGCGAAATCAAGAGCTTTAAAAGCCGAATACACAATGGAACTTGCTCAAGACTTAAAAGCGATTCATGGTCTTGATGCAGAAACAGAATTAGCTAACATTCTATCTGCAGAGATTCTTGCTGAAATCAACAGAGAAGTAGTTAGAAGAATTTACAGAACTGCCGTTGAAGGTGCTGCTGTAAACACTACTACTGCTGGTACTTTTGATTTAGACACAGATTCTAACGGTAGATGGTCTGTTGAAAAATTCAAAGGTTTAATGTTCCAAATAGAAAGAGATGCTAACGCTATCGGTCAAAAAACAAGAAGAGGCAAAGGTAACATTATCTTATGTTCTGCTGATGTTGCTTCTGCATTACAAATGGCTGGTATTTTAGATTACACTCCTGCATTAAACAACAACTTACAAGTAGATGACACTCAAAACACTTTCGCTGGTGTAATGAATGGTCGTTACAGAGTATATGTTGACCCATATGCTGCCAATGTAGCTGCAAGTCAATACTATGTTGTTGGATATAAAGGTACTTCACCTTACGATGCTGGTACTTTCTATTGCCCATATGTTCCACTACAAATGGTGAGAGCAGTTGGTGAGCAAACTTTCCAACCAAAAATCGGTTTCAAAACTAGATACGGTATGATTGATAACCCATTCGCTGTTGACGCTGGTGCGTTAGCTGACGGTAATGATGCTGGTTCTTCAAATACTGCATTTACTAAAGAAACTAACCAATATTACAGAAGAGTTAAAGTCGCTAACTTAATGTAATAAATACAATCTACCACACCACTAAAAAGGGGAGTTCGCTCCCCTTTTTTTTTGATTATAAATAATAGTATGACAGATATAAACGCACTCACACGACAACCAGAGGAAATAGACTATTCTGCACCGAGTCAGTATAGGTTCTCTATTATACAATTACCCAAAGTACAATTCTTCACTACTGCGTGTAATATACCTGGCGTAAATATGGGTGATGCAATATTTCCCACACCATTTAAAGATATTCCAATATTACCAGATAAAGTAACATTTGAAAATCTTGAGATAACATTTTTAGTAGATGAAAAGTTACAAAACTATCAAGAACTCTTTAGGTGGATTATGGCGATTGGATTTCCAGAAGATAGAGCACAGTTCAAAAGTTTTAGACAAGAAAATGTAGGTCAGTTTCCTACATCTCAATCAAAGATAAATGCACCATCAGATACACCTAAACCTAGAACACCAGACGGTGCAATGTATTCAGATGCAACATTAACAATACTATCTAATAAGAATAATCCAGTATTAAATGTAAACTTTTCAAATGTATATCCAGTATCACTTTCTGCGTTACAATATACAAATGACCAATCAGACACTCAATATATGAGTGCAACTGCAACTTTTCAATATCAATTATTTAAATTTGAATCGTTATAAGACTTGACAACTTTTTAATTATAGTATATAATACCGTATGGACTTACAAAAAATACAAGAAATGTTTGATAAAGATTCCAAGATTGATGAAACTAACATCAATCTAGAGGAGACTAGAAGTCCAGCATTACTTAATAAATATTTAAAACTTTATACTAATTTTAGACTTATGTTAAGTAAAGCTGAAACTGATATGAAAATATTAAAAAAACAAAAATGGGAATACTATTCTGGTAAATCAGAGAAACCATTTGAGTTGAAAATTCTTAGACAAGATATTCCAACATACTTAGAATCAGATGAAGATATGGTTAGATTACAATCTAAACTAGATTATCTTAAAGTTGTTTCTAGTTATTTGGAACACATAGTGAAAAATCTACACAATAGAGGATTCCAACTAAGAAACATAACAACTTGGATTAAATATACGGAGGGTGCATTATGAGTATATGTGAAAATAGTTACTATTATTTCATAGGTGCATTAAATGACCAACAATGTAATGCAATTATAGAGAGAGGGTTGTCTGACATGACTCTCACAGAACAAAAGAGTGGTAAACACGCCACAGATGCTACCACTTTTGATTTTAGACAAAAAGGTGGTGAAACATCTAATGCTGGTAATATCGCACAAAATCATTTGACTGCACAAGGCAGAAGAAAAAAAGGTATTAAAGAAGAAGATGTATATGTTAGAGATACTAAAGTTGGGTGGTTAGCAGATAAATGGATATATGATTTAATGCACCCATATATACACGAAGCAAATCAAAAAGCAAACTGGAACTATCAATGGGATTTTTCTGAAACTTGTCAGTTTACAGTTTACAATCCAGGCCAATTTTATTCGTGGCATACTGATGGTGGTTCAAGACCATATATACCATTTGACCCAACAGTAAAGGAACAAAGAAGAAAAGATAGTAATGGTAACTATATGATTGCAAAAGATGATACTGGTAAAGAAATAAAGTTTGATAAAACATATAGAGACGGAAAATTTGAAGGTTTACCTAGATATATTCCAGCGCCTGGTTTTGTGGATAATCCAAATCAGTTCTGGAAGACTAGAAAATTATCCGTAACGGTAAATTTAACCAATCCAAAAAATTACAAAGGTGGTAATCTTAAATTTGATTTAGGGCCTCATATGGGTAATAAAAGATATCACACTTGTACGGAAATAAGACCAAGAGGTTCTATCATAGTATTTCCATCATTTATACACCACTTGGTTACTCCAGTTACAGAGGGGACTAGATATTCTTTAGTAATATGGAATTTAGGAAAGATGTTTAGATGATTGATACTGTAAAATTTTTCAAAGAAAAAAAGTATGTTCTCATAAAAGAGATGATACCTAGAGATATTGCAAAAGTAGCAACTCAATATTCTCATTATGATAGAGCAAGTAATTTTCAACCAGAATCAGAAGGTGCTCAAATTCCAGGCAGTCATAGTGTTTATGGTGACCCACTTATGGAAACACTTTTGAATTTTGGAAGAAAGACAATAGAAAAATCTACTGGATTAGAATTGTGGCCTACTTATTCTTATTATAGATTATATAAAGTAGGTGATGTATTAAAAAGACATAAAGATAGACCATCTTGTGAGGTATCTATTACTTGTTGTTTAGGATATGATTACAAGGGTAAAAAAGATTACAACTGGGGTATGTTTGTTGGCCCAGAAGATGGTGAGAGAGGTGCAAAAGGAAAGATGATTCCAATGGAGCCTGGTGATGGAGTAATATATCGTGGGTGTGAAGTAGAACATTGGAGAGAAGCGTTTAACGCACCAGAGGGTGCATGGCAAACACAAGTATTTTTACATTATGTAGACAAGAACGGCCCATATGGTGATTTTTGTAAATTTGATTCTAGACCAGCACTTGGTCTTCCACACACCACAAAAGATAAGGAAAAGGTCAGAGCTGCAAATGAAGCAGATGCTAACCAAGATAATAAAAGAGATGCTTTTCCAGAATTGAATAAAGAAGAAGTACCTTATGAAAATAGAGAAAAAAAATGAAGTATACATACGAATTGAAACAGAACCACATATTGCAAGAGAACTCTCAGAGTATTTTACCTTTGAAGTGCCTGGTGCAAGATTTATGCCCAGTTATAGAAACAAAGTATGGGACGGAAAAATACGATTATTCTCAGTTGCTACTGGACAAATCTATTTGGGATTGTTACCATACATCAGAGAGTTCTGTAAACGAAATGACATTAGATACGAATTAGATTTCAATACAAGACCAGAGGACATTGATGAATCAACTATTAAGTCATTTATTAAACACCTTAAAGTTCCATACAAAGCTCGTGATTATCAGATTTCTAGTATTCTTTATGGTGCCAGAAAATGTCGTGGTCTTTTTGTTTGTCCTACTGCATCTGGTAAATCGTTAATCATTTACGGTCTTACAAGATGGTGTCATTCAAAGAATCTTAAAACTTTAATATTAGTACCTACAACAAGTTTAGTAGAACAAATGTATTCTGATTTTTTAGATTATGGTTGGTTAGAATCTTACATGCAAAAGATATATCAAGGTCATGATAAAAGAGTTACCAAAGATGTTGTCATATCAACATGGCAATCATTATATAAGTTTCCCAAAAAATATTTTGAACAGTTTGGTTGTGTAATTGGTGACGAGGCACATACTTTTAAATCTAAATCTTTAACATCTATTATGAATAAATTACATTTATGTAAATATCGTTTTGGTTTGACAGGTACACTTGATGATTTACAAACACATAAACTAGTATTAGAAGGTGTATTTGGTGCAGTCAATAAAGTAATATCAACAAAAGAATTGATTGATAAAAAGACTTTATCAAATTTAAAAATTGATAGTTTGATTTTAGGATATAATGATAATGAATGTAAAATAGTAAAAGATTTAAAATATGCAGATGAGATAGATTATATTGTTAGACACAAACCGCGGCTTTTTTTTGTTAATAAATTATTGTCACCACTAAAAGGTAATACTTTAGTATTATATCAATTTGTAGAAAAACACGGAAAGCCTTTATACGATTTAATATTGAACACTTATAAAGACAGAAAGGTATTTTTTGTAAGTGGTGATGTTGATGCATTGACTAGAGAAAAGATTCGTGCCATTACAGAAAAATCATCTAATGCTATAATTGTAGCATCATACGGAACTTTCTCTACTGGTATTAATATTAAGAATTTACATAATATTATTTTTAGTTCACCATCTAAAAGTAAGATAAGAGTATTACAATCAGTAGGTCGTGGTTTAAGATTAGGTGATAATAAAAATGAATGTAAATTATTTGATATTGCTGATGATTTTACTTACAAAAGTAGACAAAATTTTACACTTCAGCATTTTATGGAAAGAATAAATATATACAACCAAGAACAATTTGACTATACAATTCACAGGATAAAATTATGATATCACAAAAAGATTATGAAAATTTAAAAGAAATGTATGATTATAAAAGAAAAATAGAATACAATAAAGAGAAAACAAAAAAACGAATAGATGAAATGTATAAAGAGTTTAACATTCTTGGTGGAACAAAAGAAGAAATGTTTGACCATTTTTGGAGTAATGTTAATTATAACAATACAGAATTTGATGACCCACCAGCTGATTGGGTACCTGAAAACCAAGAATTAAGGTTATGGAATGAGTAAAGAAATGCAACCTAGAATATTTAAACTTTCAAATGGTGATGAAATCATTTGTATGGTACACGATACATTAAATGATTATTTTAAAGTTTCATTACCTTTAAAGTTAGTAAATTTAACATCGATGAATAAAAAAGGTGAATATGAAGAAAATCTTGCTCTTCGTAAATGGACAACTTTTACTGATGAAAAAACATTTGCTATACAAAAAAGTCAAGTTGTAGTTCATCATAGTGTTACTTTAGGTTTAACAAAATATTATGAGTATATAATCAAAAGATTTAAAGATTTTGATAATCATTCTAGTTTAAAAAAAGCAAATGATGAATTAGAAAGTAAAATGTCTAAAGAACCAGATATATCAGAAGAAGATAAGTTTGAAGAACTAATTGATGAATATTGTAATTATTATCCAGAATCTAAATTTAAGAATTAATTCGTTGAATTCAAGAAGATTATACCAAGTAAAAACCAATCTGTCAATGCAAAATAAATATTAAAAGGTGATTGACATATATTAAAAATATGATAGTATATCATAAAGGAAAATATAGATGGCTGCAAATGCAAAACACTATGTTAATAATAAAGAATTTTTGGAGGCAATAATAGAGTGGAAAGAAAAGGTTAAAGAGGCAGAGTCCTCTGACGAAGATATACCACCAGTATCAGATTATATTGGTGAATGCTTTTTAAAAATTGCACAACACTTATCTTACAAACCAAATTTTATTAATTATACATTTAAAGAAGAAATGATTGGTGATGGTATTGAAAACTGTTTACAATATGTAAATAATTTTAATCCTGAAAAATCAAAGAATCCATTTTCATACTTTACACAAATAATATATTATGCTTTCATTCGTAGAATTCAAAAAGAAAAAAAACAAACTCATGTAAAACATAAAATTATTGAGAAAAGTATGATGCCTACATTTGAACAGAATCCTTTAGACGAAACCAATTATGGTAATCAGTATATGGATTATTTACAAAAAAATATGTTACCACAAGATGGTCAAGAGGTTTACAAAAGTAAATCTAAAAAAAAAGAAACTAAAAAAAGTTTAGAAAACTTTTATGAAGAGGAGTAATAATATGTTTAGTTTTATAACAAATTTATTTAAACCAAAACCTAAAAAACCAAGTAAAGCCGGTTTAACCATGATGACTAAAAAAGAACTAGAAAAACTAGGTCGTAAATATGGTATTGAGTTAGATAGAAGGTTTACAAAAAGTGACCTTGTTGAAGAACTTTATGAACACTTAAATAAGAAAAAATAATGTACGAATATAAATGTGAAATCATAAGAGTTGTTGATGGTGATACAGTAGATGTTAATATTGATTTAGGCTTTAACACTTGGTTGTGGAAAGAAAGAATCAGATTAAAAGGTATAGACACACCTGAATCGAGAACAAGAGACCCAGAGGAAAAGAAAGCTGGACTATATGCAAAAGATGTAGTTGAGAATTTTTTACCAGTAGGTTCTACACAAACACTAAAAACTTTTAAAGATAAAAGTGGTAAGTATGGTAGAACACTCGGTGACTTTGTTATATTTGATGGTCAAGAAGATAGACAAAGAACTTTGGTAGAATATATGATACAACATTATATTGGTGTTGCATATGAAGGACAATCAAAAGAACTTATAAAAGAACAACAATTAAAAAATATATCATATTTAAAAGCTGAAGGATTAATTGACTAGTGAAAATTGCTTTAATTACTGATACTCATTTCGGTGCAAGAAATGACCATGAACATTTTAATACTTATTTTCATAAATTCTATGAAGATATATTTTTCCCATATTTAAAAGAACACAATATTAAAACTTGTATTCATCTAGGTGATGTAATGGATAGAAGAAAATTTATTTCTTTTAAGATTGCAAAAGACTTTAGAGAAAAGTTTTGTGAAACTTTTGTGACAAATGGCATAGATGTCCATATGATAGTGGGTAATCATGATACATACTATAAGAACACTAATGATGTAAACTCACTTGACGAATTGATTGGAAAAAGATATCCATCAATAAAAATATATAAAGAAGCCACAACAGTTGAATTTGATGGTTTTCCTATATTTTTAATACCGTGGATTAATGCTACTAATTATAGCAAAACGATTGATGCAATGAATGAAACAAGAGCAACTCAAGCAATGGGTCATTTAGAAATCAAAGGTTTTGAAATGAATCATAATATGCGTTCTGAAACTGGAATGGATAAATCTATATTCAGTAAGTTCGAGGCCGTATTCTCTGGCCACTTTCACAAAAAATCTGACGATGGTCACATATTTTATTTAGGTACACCTTATCAAATATATTGGAATGATGATAAATGTCCAAAGGGTTTTCATATCTTTGATACTGAAACTAGAAGTATGGAAAGAATAATTAATCCTTATACAATATACAAAAAAATATATTATGATGATACAACAGGTATACCAAGTAAAGATATAGAGTCTATTAAAGATAAGTTTATTAAATTAGTTGTTGTTAACAAAAACGATTTATATAATTTTGATAGATATGTTGATTGGTTACTAACAGAATCACAAGCACACGATGTAAAAGTTATTGAAGATTTTTCTGAATTAAAAGCTGAAAACATATCAGACGAAATAGTAGAGAACACTCAAGATACTATGAGTATTTTAGAAAATTATGTAAATGATTTAGATGTTAAAAATCTCAACAAAGACAGACTAAAAGCTTTACTCAAAGGTTTGTATGTTGAGGCTAGTAATATGGAAATATAGGAGAAAAAAATGAGAAATTTTCTATTTATACTTACATTATTATTTGCAACAACTTTGTTTGCACGAGACCAAATTAAAATAGTAGGTAGTTCTACTGTCTATCCATTTGCAACAACTGTTGCAGAACGATTTGGTAAGACTAGTGGATTTAAAACACCAGTAGTTGAGTCAACTGGTTCTGGTGGTGGATTAAAATTATTTTGTGCTGGACTAGGCACACAACACCCAGATATAACAAATGCATCAAGAAGAATAAAACAAACAGAAATAGATAATTGTAAAAAGAACGGTATCAAAGATATTACAGAAGTTAAAATAGGATATGATGGTATTGCGATTGCAAACTCAAAAAAAGGTGTAAACTTTCATTTATCAACAAGAGATTTATATCTTGCACTTGCAAAAGATGTACCAGCAGATATTAATGGTAAAACTGTGAAACCTAATCCATACAAAAGATGGATAGAAATAAATCCAACATATCCAGACTTACCTATTGTTGTTTACGGCCCACCACCAACATCTGGTACTAGAGATGCATTAAACGAACTTGGTATTGAAAGAGGTTGTAAAACTTATCCAGAGAGAAAAAAACTTAAAGAAAGTAATAAAAAATTATATAAATCCGAATGTCGTGCAATAAGAACAGATGGTGCATATATAGAGGCTGGTGAGAACGACAATCTAATAATTGAAAAATTAACAACAAACCCAGATTCATTAGGTATATTTGGTTATTCCTTTTTAGATGAGAATAGAGATAAAGTAAAGCCTGCAACAATTAATGGTGTTAGTCCAGAGTTTGAATTAATTAGTAATGGTACATATCCTATTTCTAGGTCATTATGGTTTTATGTAAAAGATGCACACGCAGCTGTAATTCCAGGCATTAGAGAATATACAAAAGAATTTACATCTGATAGAGCGATAGGTGAAGACGGATATTTAATAGATAAAGGACTCATACCACTTAATGACTAAATCTAGTAAAATAAAAGATTTCATATCTGAAAATGTATCTGAATATCCTCGTTTAGAAGGAACAGAGTATGAGGGTTATCATCTCTTAGGACATAAGAAAAAGGGAGATTTGGGCGAACTCATTGTTACAAACAAGATGCAAGAATTTGGTTATAAAGTTACACCTCCAAAAATGTATAATGATACTTGGGATAAAAGAATAGATGGTTTTGAAACAGAAATTAAACTTTCTGTTGGTGCAACAAAAGATGACAAATTTATGATTAATCATGTTAAGACAAAACTTAGTTGGGAAAGATTTATATTTTATGGAGTAAATATAGACAAACCTAGTAGATTTGTTTGGTGTACTAAAGAAGATATGGAAAAGTGTTGGGAAGAAACTGATTTGTGGAAAAGACAAGAGGGGGATGATGATAAGATGTTAACTGGTGCAAATGTGATAAAATGGATAAATTCACCATTTTGTAGAGATATAACCACATGGAAAACCCCCAAAAAAATAATTAATTTAGAACATTTTATGTAAAAAAGTATGATTAAATTTAGTGAAATAAAAGATGTACATCCAAAAGGTTCTATTTGGATAGGTGAAAATCGTAATAAGAATGATAAAACTCTTTTGCATAGTCAAGCGTTATCCTTTCACGAGAATTTCCTTGATGTTGCAAAAGATGTTTTTACAGAAGATAAAAGGTTTGCAGATGTAACTGAACACGATTGGATGCAACCACTATTTGATAAACTAATGAAGTTATTAGAAGATGTTGGATTGGGTAAATATTATGTAGTTCAAGCTGATTTCAATAAAGCAACAGATGTTCCATCACATTATAGAATGTTATATATACCTTGTTGTTCTCCAGATTGTATAGACTTAGATATTCAAACTGGTGAGAAAGGTATATTTAAACTACCATTAAAAGAGGGAAGTTTTATAGTAATGCCTCCTAACTCTGGTATTAGAATTATTGCACCACCAGGCAAAATGTTTTTAGGGTTGATTATGGGTATTTGTAAAGACGATGAATGATAATAACAAAAAATGACATATTATCAGAGGAAGATAGACTACTTATAGTAAAAGATATACAGTATGAGTTAAAACATAATCCTACTCCAAATAAACTTAAACCTTTATATCAAACAAAGGTTGACATACACAGAAAATATGTTAAGATACATAAACATTGGGATAATTTTTTCAAATCAATATATGATATGTTTATCTTAAACAAGATAGGATTTGGTGCTTTTACAATGTGTTGGGGTATGAAACAATCTAAAGAAACGATTAATATGTATCACACTCATCAAAAACCAGACTTTGAAGGTAGTCCAGATTTAAGTATTATATATTATGCACAGAATAAATATCCTAAGTATGGAACTTATATAGGTATTGGAGATATGAAAGAGGGTGTGCAAAATTCACTTGTAGTTTTTGATGCAAGTATTCCACATAGAGCTCCAGATTTACCTAAAGAAGTTTTAGAAGAAGAAGACAGAATAATAATCGCAATGGATTACATATATGACTAAAAAATATATTCATGTAAATCAACATAAGATTCGTGCAAATAAAAAACACGGAACTAATGAACCAGTTATTACAATCAAAGAAGGTAAGAAAAATACATACTGTCATAGTGTGGAGATACTAGGGCCATCTAAAATGTATTATGGTGGTAATGATAAACCAATTTTATCTTGTGGTGCAAGAGTTGTTATTGAAACAGAAAGTGATATAAAGATTGATAATATTCAAGAAAGTTAGATGGAAGAATTTTCTATCTACTGGTAATTATTTCTTAGAAGTTCAATTAGATAGAAGTCCTACAACACTCATAGTCGGAGAAAATGGTTCTGGTAAATCAACAGTTCTTGATGCACTATGTTTTGTATTGTTCAATAAACCATTTAGAACTATAAGTAAATCACAACTTGTTAACTCTATTAACTTAGGGGGAACTATTGTTGAGATAGAATTTGTAATACAGAAAAATAATTTTAAAATTATTCGTGGTATGAAACCAAATATATTTGAGATATATTGTAATGGTCGTATGATGAATCAAGATGCAAATGCATTAGATACTCAAAAGATATTAGAACAACAAATCCTTAAATTAAATTATCGTTCATTTACTCAAGTCGTAATACTAGGCTCTTCAACATTTATTCCTTTTATGCAATTAAGAAGTAAAGATAGAAGAGAAGTAGTAGAAGATATATTAGATATTAAGATATTTTCTTTGATGAACTTTTTATTGAAACATAAAGTAAAAGAAGTTTCTGAAGAATTAAAATCAATAGAATATGAATTTAGACTATCAAAAGAAAAGATAGATTTACAAAACAAATACATTGAAGACATAAGAAAAAACAAAGAACGAATAATAGAAGAGAAAGAACATTTAGTATTTGATAGTGAAAGAGTTGTGTTGTCAGAACAAGAGAAAGCAGATAAGATAAAATTAGAAATAAAAAGTTTAGAACCAGAAACATCGCAAAAAGAAAATGTTAAAAGTAGTATTCGTGAGTATCATAAAATGGAAGCTAAATTATCTAACAGAGTAGATGAGAATAAAAGACAAAAAGAATTCTTTGAGAATAACGAAACTTGTCCAGTTTGTACTCAAGACATAGAACTAGAATTAAAGAAACAAAAGATAGAAGAGAAGTCAAAAAGAATACAAGAACTTAATAGTGGTATAGACAAACTTAAAGTAGAACTAGATGATAAAGAACAACTTCTTAAAGGTATAGAGATGTTATCAAAACAAATCAGAGAGAAAGAAGTTGAGGTTGCAAAGATAGGTACTTCTATAACACATATGGAAAGATTAATTAGACAAACAAATATACAGATACAAACTATGAAAAAAGGTGAGGTATCTGAAGAAGATAAAGTTAAACTTGCAAGACTATCAGAAAGATGTAAACTACAAGAAGAACAGATTACTAAGTTAAGAGAAGATAAATTTTATGTAGATGTTGCAAGAAATCTATTAATGGACACTGGTATCAAAACAAAGATAATCAACAAGTATTTACCGATTATGAATAAATTAATCAATGGGTACTTGACAAGTATGGATTTTTATGTTAACTTTACACTGGACAATAATTTTAATGAAACTATTAAGTCCAGACACAGAGATGAATTTAGTTATTCGTCTTTTAGTGAAGGTGAAAAAATGAGGATTGACCTTGCACTTCTCTTTACTTGGAGAGCTGTTGCAAAGATGAAAAACTCAACCAACACTAATTTACTAATACTAGATGAAATCTTTGATAGTAGTTTAGATACTACTGGTACTGATGATTTCTTAAAAATATTGCACACTTTTGCTGACCAAAATGTATTTGTCATAAGTCATAAGGGAGATACAATGTTTGATAAGTTTAGAAGTGTGATAAAGTTTGAAAAACAAAGAAACTTTAGTAAATTATTATGATGAGATTACATAACGGTGATTGTTTAAATGTTCTAAAGATGATGATAGAAGATGAGGTCTTCGTTGATTCTATCGTTACAGACCCACCCTATGAATTAGGTTTTATGGGAAGAAGTTGGGATTCTACTGGTATTGCATTTCAAAAAGAAACTTGGGAACTATGTTTTAAGGTATTGAAGCCTGGTGGACATCTACTTGCATTTTCTGGAAGTAGAACATATCATAGAATGGCAGTTGCAATAGAAGATGCTGGTTTTGAGATTCGTGACCAAGTAATGTGGTTATATGGTTCTGGATTTCCAAAGAGTATGAATGTTGGTAAAATAGTTGATAAGAAATTAAGAGGAGTTGGGGTTGGAAAATCTGACCCAAAATCCCCTCTACATGGAACTAAAAGACAAAAAATTGATGGTTCAAATGCTAAACATGATATGAGTCCTTTATACAAAACACAAAATGTAGAATATGAATATGAACATGATATTTCAAAACAATGGGATGGTTGGGGTACTGCACTTAAACCAGCACACGAACCTTTAGTTCTTGCAAGAAAACCTTTATCAGAAAAGTCTATCGCAGATAATGTATTAAAGTGGGGAACTGGTGGTATTAATATAGATGAATGTAGAGTTGAGGGTAATGATGCAAAATATCCAGATAGTAATCCAGTTATGAACAGTGGAAAATATGCACAAAATGAAAATGCAAAAAGAAAAACGGTTGTTCGTAAATCAAGAGATGAAAATGGTGTATGGACAAATGATAACTCTGGTATGAAAGCAGAGGGCAGTAAATATGCAGACGCAGACCCTAGAGGTAGATTTCCAGCAAATGTTATGCATGATGGTAGTGATAGTATAAAAGAATTGTTTGAAGATAAATCAAGATATTTCTATTGTGCAAAAACATCAAAAGCAGAAAGAAATCAAGGAACAGAGAAGAAAAATATACACCCAACAGTAAAACCTATTAAGTTAATGAAATACTTATGTAGATTGATTACACCAAAAGGTGGTACAGTATTAGACCCATTTATGGGTAGTGGTTCAACTGGAATGGCTGCAAAAGAAGAGAACTTTGAATTTGTAGGTATAGAAAAAGAAGAACAATATTTTAATATTGCGAGTGCAAGAATAGAATCAGTAGATACTAAATCAACATTAGAGGGGTTTTATGATTAAAAAGATTAGTGTATTGTGTTTACTACCAACATTTGTTTTCGCAACAAATCCTTGTGAATATGATAATCAAACTACATCTACAATGCAAGGCACAGTTGAATCAGTAATCGTAAAAGATAAAACAGTAACGGAATATTTTAGAGAAACAAAAAAATGTAAAGTATTAATCAAAGCAAAAATATTAGGTAAGTGGTATATGACTTCAGAGGATTATATATTCACACCAGATATGTCAGAAAACGAAGCTTGTCAAAATGCAGTTAATCGTGCAAAGGAAAGATTATTACAAAAGTTTGTTCCAGAAACATTAGAATCAACCAAGAATTTAAATTGTCAAGTTAGGGACTTGACAAAACAAAGAATTGAGTGTAGAATAGAGACACTTAATGTTGTAATGCCAGGTTTGGGATTGCAAGAAGTTAAACTTAAACAATGTAATAGGTGATATATGAATAAAACTAAAGGCATTATAACTAATGTTTTAATTTTATGTGGAGTTGCTGCTCTACTTATATTTACACAGTCTTGTGGTACTGTTTCTGGATTCGGTCAAGATATAAAAGATGTATCTGATTGGTCAAAAGATAAACTACAAAATTCTGATGAAGAGGAGGTGAAAGACAATGGTTTCGAAGTTAAAGACATTGAGTAGTTTTGCTCTCATCGGATTACTTGGTTCATGTGCAACTCAAGTAGATGAACCTACTCCCATCGTATTAAGTCCTGAAATAGAATATCAAACTAAAAAGGTTGAATCTCAATCAAGTATTATTCCAGATTGGTTTAAACAATTACCTGAACAAGAAGATATGATTTATTCTTCAGGTACTGCTACTGCACCTGATTTACAATTATCAGTAGATATTGCTGTAATGAATGCTAAATCAGTTCTGGCAGATAGAATCAATGGTAAACTTGATAGTATGACAAAACAGTTTGTAGCTAAAATGGGTACTGATGATGCTGATACTTCAGTATTAGAAGAAATAGAAAAAGTATCTAAAAATGTAGTTGCATCTGTTGATGTTGCAGGCTATAAAGTAAAAGAGATGGAAGTATATCCATCTGGTCCACAATTTAGAACATTTGTTTTACTAGAATATTCTGATAAAGAAGCTAGTAAAATCATTATGAATAGAATGAAAAAAGATAGATTAGTATATTCTAAACTTCGTTCTACAAATGCTTTTAAAGAATTAGAGAATAGTGTAAATGAGTCAAAGGCTCAAGATGAAGCACAATCTTTATCTAATATCGAAAGAGAACTAGATGATTTAGCAGATACATTTAATAGTCAAGTTCAAAATAGATATATTGACACAGTACCTTCTTATGGTCCTGATGAAAATAGATGGATAACAGAATGAAGATAAAATGGATTATCTTTGGTTTCATCATTACTTGGTTATTCTTTTCTTATAAAGAAGCTATGTCTGATGATTGGTCTAGAAAAAGTGTAGGACAAGGTGTTGGTGGTTTCTTGGGTGTATTATCCACACAACTAATGGAAATCAACAACCCTTACGCTTTAGCAACAGGTGGTCTTTTAGGTATGTTTATCGGTGGTGAAGTCGGTGAACATATGGATAATACCAGAGACCTTCACAAAATAGAATCGAATCGTTGTAAAGAATTTATTACAGGTGATAATCGTAAAGGTATGGCTTGTAGAGAAAACGGCGAATGGGTTGTTGTTAAAATGGAGAATTAATTATGTGGATTGCTGTAGCTGTCGTGGGGTATTTTTTACTTCCATATATAGTAGGAAATTAGAAAAAGGGACTTCGGTCCCTTTTTTTTTAGTTAATTCCCATTCCTATACTCATAACAACAGTAAAAATTGACATTGCAATTGTAAATAAATTCATATTAACTCCTATGGCTTGGATTATATCATTATATAGTTTACTTTATACGATTGTATAATGTATATTCATAAATAAAATACCAAATAAATTGCACAGCACCCTTGACAATGTTATGAAAGCATAGTAATATAAAGACATAATTTCAGAAAGAAAGGACAAAAAAATGTATAATGAAATTTGGAAAGAAGATAAAATTAAGATGAAAAATCTTATTAACAATTATAATGCTATGTTGGCTGGTCAGTATCCAGATGGTGAATACTTTGAAGAATTCAGTAACATTTGTAAAAAATATGATTTCAATCCAGTGTTGGCTTGGGAATATTTTGAGGAGTGTGTATAATGAGTGAAATAAATGTTTTAAGTAAAGAAGAGTTATCATTGATAGTAAGTGATACTACTGCTTATGCTTTTGGTAAAAGCAGATTAAGTGATAAAGATAAAACTTTCTGTAAAGGAATGTTATCTACTGGTATGGGTAGTATCATTAAAGAAAAAACAATTTTAAATTTTTCTGATTATGAAGACGATACTGCACTTCACGGTTTTGATGGTTTTGAAAAAGATACAAAGAGAGCTGTTGAAATTAAAACTGAAACTTTTAGTGACCACGGAAAAACTATTTCTAAATGTTCAGGTACTATGAATTTTGGTGATAATCAAGAAAGTGCATATGAAAAGTTTTCAGAGCAGAACCCAATAATATCAGTTACATCTTTTGCACCTAACGGAAAAGTAGTTGCTACTATTGAATTTGATTTTGCAGATTCAACTCTAGAAGAAGAATTTAAAATATATCAAGAGAGAAGACAACAAGATGTTAAAGAAGGTAAAAATAAAAATACTTCTTTATCAAGAAATTATAAAACTTTTGAAAATGCTAAAAGCTTTAGAGTAAGATTTTATAATAGTAAGTATGGTGATATGTTAGTTGGTCCTTATAGAAAACTTATAGAGGATACCATTTTATCTAAAAATAAACAAAAACTAGATAGTTTAGATGAAAAAGAAATTAACAAAATGATGAGTGAAACTCTGACTTTAGAAAAAAAGAAAAATATTTTAGCAATGTCCCTTGACAACGCTATGGTAGCATAGTATAATAATAAAATAAGAAAACTGTTATTGAAAGGAGAAACAAATTATGGTAGCAGCAGTAGAAACAATGGCATATGCAGGGGAAGTTCCTTGGCATGGTCTAGGTACGAAAGTACCACACGATTTATCAACAGATGAAATGTTGAAAAAATCTGGTCTAGATTGGACAGTAGAAAAAATACCATCTATGGTAAACTTACCAATTAGTCAAGATAAACCTGGTGGGTATAGACCTACTGGTTCTTATTCATTAGTAAGAAGTTCAGATAATAAAATCTTATCACCTCATGTAGGTAAAGATTGGAATCCAGTTCAGAACAAAGAAGCATTTGATTTCTTTTCAGAGTATGTAGAACAAGGCGATTTAGAGATGCATACTGCTGGGTCTTTAATGGACGGTAAGATTGTTTGGGCACTTGCTAAAATTAAACAAGGCTTTGAGTTATTCAAAGGTGATGAAGTAGAAAACTATATGTTGTTTTCTAATCCACACAAATTTGGTAAATCTATCGACATTAGAATGACACCAATTAGAGTAGTATGTAATAATACTTTAACTTTATCATTGAGTCAAAATAGTGATAAGATGGTTACTGTTACTCACAGAAAACAATTTGATGCA